TGTGGCCTTGGCTTTCGCCTCTGCCGCCCGTTTCGCTTCCGCCTCGGCCTGCTGGGCCGCTAGGAGCGTCGAACGTAGCTCAGGATCAGCCCAAATTGCTTGCTGGTACGCATCCTCCAAGTCATTTGCCTGATTACTTGCCAGAAGCGCGCCCATCCTTTGGGAGACCTTCTGAAAGTGCTCATGACCTGGAGCCGATGCGAATGCTGCAATCTGGCTGTCGATACTGGCCTTTTCTTGCTGCTGTGCCGAGAACGTCTGCTGCTGTTGCCAATTCCGCAATTCGGCTAGTTGCTGCTGCAAGGCCGCAACTTGCGGATCAACCCAGCCCTGCTGCGTCTCGGCAGGCTGCGAGATATCAATACCATAGATTTTTGCGGCATTCAACAGAAGATCGCGCTTTTCCTGCGGCGTTCCATACCGAAGAATGAAGTTCTGCTGCAACATGCCTTGGAAAGCCTGCTGGATAGTCATCCCTTGCGCCTGGATCGAAGGCAGGTAGGGATTGATCAGTTCACGAAGCTGCTTGCCGGTAAGACGGTCTTCATCCTGCTTGACCAGGGATGCGCGCGTCTGCTCCTCATGCTCCCGAATATATTTCTTTAGATCAGGCGGAAGCGTATTCCAATGCTTGGCATAATCCTTCTTCCATGACTGCGGAAAAGGATCCTCCTCGGTCTTGGGGACAACTTGCGACTTATCCTCAGCCTTATCCACAGGCTCAGAAAGCGTAGAATCTGCAGGCGGATCCACAGGATCATGGGGAACCTCCTCAGCTTCCTGCTTGGCAAAGCGCCCCTGTTCATCGCGTAGGCGCTCCTGTACCGTACTCATACTCTCAGACAATTCATCCCGCAATGACTTTTCGGTCTCGTTGCTCATAGGGTCCCCAGGACTTTCTTGGTGGCGTGAATAAGCTCTTTCTTGGAATCGAAATCACCGCGAATTTCACGCGGCTTGGGTGGATCCGGCATCTCCACATACCCATTGCGCCGCAGGAACTCTTTGTGAGCCTTGCGCGAGGTGATATAGGGCCGCTCGCCTGACTGCTTGTCGATAGCGACCGCCCGATAGGGCTGGATATCCGTATTCACCATCGTGGCGGACAGCACATTGTGGGTTTGCGCGCCGCAGCAAAAAGGCAAATCTTTTTCACGTTCGGCGATTTTCCGGTAGATATCCTGACGTTGACCGCAGATATCGCATTGGACCTCATACAGAGGCATTGCTGTCTCCGTTGGTTTGAGACTGCTCCATCGTATGCGTCATGTCCTGTGCGCCGCTGACCATGCCGTGATCGCCCTGATTGACGGATGTCTCATGGGCCTGCTGATAAATCAAATCGGCCGTACCATCAGATGGAAATGCCTTAGACCCAATGCGGGCTACGGCAATCGCCTTTTCAGCATCAATGCGTGCGATGGTGATCGCCTTCTCAACCTCCTTATCGATTTTGTATTGCGCAATCGCCATTTCGTTCTGCGCCTTGAGCTGGTCTCGGCGCGCCTCAAGCTCGTTCTCTTGGGCCGCTTGCTGGGCTTGGGCCTCTTGTTCAGCCTGGGCAACCTGGATCTGCACTTGTGCTTTGATCTGCTCCAGGCGCTCCTGCACAGCAGCTTTGCCCTGTTCAATCTGAAGGTCTGTTTGTGCGCGAATCTGCTGAATCTGCTGCTCGCCCTGGACCTTGAGCATCTCGGGATTCTGCTTGGGCGGGGGCGGCTGTTTGGATAGAGTATCCAATGTCTGATCAATGACGCCTTCGAGACTTCGCGCCTGCGGAAAGGAGCGCACCACCCACTTGATGGCCTCAATCATCAACGGCACCATAGTTGGGTTGGTTTCACCCGCCTGCACGGCCTGTTGAATCATCGGCGCCATGACCTTCAGGAATTCAAGGCGCTGCGCCTGCTGGACCTCGTTATCGTCACCAATAGTCGAATCCGTCTCGATATCTAGGCGGAATTGGCGCATTGCATTGTTGTGCAGCAACGCTTCAACCTCTTCCCACGAAGGTTCAGTTAGCAACTTCTGGATGGCAGGTGGCAATGGCTCACCCGGCATCTTTGCTGCAGCCATATATGCATCTTTCTCGCGCTTGCTTAGAAGCTTGATGCCGGATATCTGAGAAAGGGTCGGCCAAGAGATATGGTTCGCAATGACCTCGCCCATAAGGCGAATCATGTCGCGCATGAAACGCTGCACTTCGTCTTGCACGGCCCTGAGGCGGATCGAGCCATACGCACCCTTTATCTTCTCAGCCGTGGCTGTGGCCCGTGGATCATTGGCGCCCCGGATGATATCAGGCATCCCTGAGACTTCGTACAGATCCGCCTTGATCTTCTCCCTCGCCTCATACATCGAGGTCAGCGCGGCGACGATATCGCCCAGCGGCCATAGCTCAAAGACGCCTTTGAGGCCACCTTTTTCAGCAAATAGCGCCCATTGCTCGACCGGGATAAGCTGATTCTCCGTGCCCTCTGAGAGTAACCGGTCAATGCCCTGTGCGCCCGAGGCATAAACGCCGCATACCTTAAGCGAGCGAATCACCGAACTAATGCGCGCCGTAAGTTGATCTAGCTCACGCGCCTGGTCCTGATACTCCGAATAATCGGCGGTAGGCAGAATGGAGTCATTGGCCGTCGTGGCAATAAGCGGCTTTGGACAAGGGAAGAACTTTTCTAGCTTGAGCGGATCATTACGCTGATCCAGGAAGGACGGCACAGACTTATGAACCCATATGGCGACTTTCGTGCGCTTATCCCACATCTCATAGATGCAGGCCTTCTTCATTTCCTGGGTGATTTTCTCGTCCGCGAGGTTCTTAGGCGACCAATCTAATGGAATTTTACTCCCCAAATCAGGACCAAAGCGCTCTTTACACTCATCACGATCCAGAAACACACGGCGCCAAACGAGATAGACCTCATCCCAAGTGCGCGCAATATTGTGTCCAAAATCTTCCCAATGGACGTAATCGCAGGCGACTTCTTCGTATTCGACCTCGACTCCCTCATCTTGATCCAGATCCGTAGGATCGGACCCTATCATGGAGGTATCACGCTCCGGCCGATCCGATGCTTCTAATTCATCGGAATTATCGGAAATCTGAGGACCCTCTTCTTTGACTTCTTTGGGACCCGAATCATCAGCGTCGTTGTCCACATCTCGGAAGTGGGGCACATAGCGAACCCACATTGTGCCACGCCCGGGCAATAAGCGATCCAACACGGCACTACGGGCCGAATCGTAGAAGTCTCCACAATCCATGAAATACGCAATGGAGCGTTCGAGGATATCGCTAGCCACACGGCCAACAGGGTCGTCATCTTTGAACCTCCGCTCGCATTCAGGCTTGGGGTTCTTCGCGTAACAAGCCGGCAGCAACGTCTGAATGTTACTCCACAGAATATTGAACTTGATCTGGTCTTCGTCCGCCTGCCGCCGCTCATCGCGATAACGGCGAAGGATCTTTTGGCCTCGCGTGCGGAACTTTTGCGAGACGCGATCATACGTCTCGATTTCGATAACGTATTTTCTTACGTCATCATCAGCGGCAACCGGGGCGCCGTCGATGGTTTGGGGTTCGCCATCGGCAAATTCAGCCATATGCGCTTATCCCAAATACTCAAGACGAATATGAACGGCATAGCGCATGACGCCGGCCGTACCCGAGGCATAATTATTCGTCTGATAAGTGATGTTCGTGGAAGCCTTGGCATAAAAGACTTGAATGCCCTGACCAAAAGCGCCCGGCGCATTGGCCGTGTTCGTAGATGTCACCGTAGAGGCTAAGAGCGCCATACCCGAATCGCTATCTGTCCAGCCAATGCCAATGTTGGGGAGTGTCGAAGAGGCCGCGTCCGCCGTCGTCTCCACGGCATAGCAGGTGGCCCGATAGAACCCAGCTCCGCTAGCCGGGACCGCATAGAGCGTTGCCGATCCAATGTTGGCATTCTGATTGACGAGATTGACCTGCGCATATTCGGCCGGAATACCATTCGCGACCGAGGCAACTCCATTGATGCCCGTGA